CCCGCAGCCTGTGTGCTGCGGGATGGAAGGGAGAGAACCATGTCGGTCTACAAATCAAAACGGGGCGAGAGCAGCGTGCAGTTCATCGAAACGGCAAGACAGCTGGAGGCACACACCTTCGCGTGCTGCATGAAGGCACCGAAGCGGTACGAGCGGTTTCTGACGGGACGCATCATGGAGCTGAGCAGCGAGGTGCATGACCGGGTACGGGCGGCGAACAACATCTGGCCGACGAACCGGCACGAGGCGCAGCTGCGCAGGGACGAGCTGATGCGAGCGAACAACGCGCTGCAGAACCTCAGCCCGAAGCTGCAGCTGCTGTATGACAGCATTTTGCAGAACCCGGAGGGCTACGGGTGGATTCACAAGGTGATGCAGCGCTGGGGCGACCTCATCTGCGAGGAAGCGAAGCTCATTGCGGCGGTGAAGAAGAACGACCGGCAGCGGTACAAAGACCTTCCGGAATGAAGAATATGGGTCAAGCTCTGTATTTGTTGCACTTGCGGCAGCGCGAACAACTGGTGGGAGCGCTCTCCGAATGGCAGCAACTCCACGAATTTCTGCAATGTCAACAGCAACGGCAACGCCAACTACAACAACGCGAGCAATGCGAATGGCGTGGCCTTCGGATTCTGCAAGAGATGGGTCAGGACAGTAACCGGCAGCGGCGAAGCAGCACCCTTGCAGAAGGAGGGCTTGTTCCCGGCACGGCCAAAACAATCCTCTGATGCAGTCAGCCGGACGCTGCTTGCATGGCGGGCGAATGTGCGGACAGCCCGTTCCATGGCTGGTACTGCCACGCGGATAGAACACGCACCCAAGAATAATTCCGTACAGGGGATGCCCTAACGGGCGAGGAGAATTATGACGAGCGAAGAGAGACACGAGGCACGGTACAGGAGAAGAAAAGCGGAACGCCAGCGGCGAAGAGATGCACGCAGCGAGGCGTGCGGGAGCTTTGAGCAGGTGTTCAGCTACGAGCACCTGTACCGGGCGGGACGGGAATGCTGCAAGGGCGTGGGCTGGAAATGCTCCACGCAGCGGTATCTCGGCAACTTTACCGCCAACATCGCCCGGACGAACCGGGAGCTGATGGACGGCACATGGAAGACCAAGGGCTTTTTCGCCTTCGACCTGATGGAACGGGGAAAGCTGCGGCACATTCGTAGTGTGCACATCGCGGAGCGGGTGGTGCAGCGCTGTCTGTGCGACAACGCGCTGGTGCCGCTGTTCTCGGCGGCGTTCGTGTACGACAACGCGTCGAGCCTGAAGGGCAAGGGCATCGACTTTGCCATGGATAGGCTGACCTGCCACCTGCAGCGGTACTACCGAAAGCACGGGACGGACGGCTGGGCGCTGGTATTCGACTTTTCGGACTACTTCAACTCCGCGCCGCACGCGCCGATCTACGCAGAGAGCGAGCGGCGCATCCGGGACGAGCGGGTGCAAAAGCTGGCGTGCGGTCTGATGGAGGACTTTGGCGAGCGGGGCTTCGGCCTCGGCAGTCAGGTGAGCCAGATCGACGCGCTGATGCTGCCAAACCGGCTTGACCACTTCATCAAGGAGCAACTGCACATCGAGGGCTACGGCAGATATATGGACGACGGCTATCTCATCCACGAGAGCCGGGACTACCTGCAGGAATGCCTGAAGCAAATCCGGGCGGTATGCGCAGACCTCGGCATCCGGATGAACGAGAAGAAGACGCGCATTGTAAAGCTGCAGGAGCTGCATTTCCTGAAGACGAGATTCTATCTGACGGAGACGGGGAAGGTGCGGCGGAAGATGTGCCGCAAAAGCGCAAGGCGGATGCGGCGGAAGCTGAAGACCTTCCGGCGATGGATGGCGGAAGGCAGAATGACAGAGGAAGACATCCACACGGCATACGAGAGCTGGCGCGGCCACATGCGGCGGGGCAACAGCTACCGGGTGCTGCGGCGGATGGACAGGTTCTACAAACGACTGATGGAAAAAGGAACGTGAAAGCATGTACGAGATCAGAAAGGACGGCGGCGTGATCGCGCTGACAGAGAAGCCGAACTACATCCGCAGGCACGCGGACGGCTTCTACATCCTCTGCGAAGAGGAGGACGCACAGGGCGTGGCCGTGGACGGCACGGTATACCGTCTGATGGGGCACACGGGGCTTGATGAACTGAAGGAAGTGCAGCTCATTGAGAAGGACACCGGCACGGTTTTGCAGAGAAGCAGTGAGGCGGTGGGCATCGCCTTTGTCACCATGACAGAGAGGGGAGACATCGACGGCGTGACGGCGGGAGAGCACGCGGAGCTGTTCAGCCCGTGGGCGTACCCGGTGGCCTACACCGCAGGACAGATCAGGGAACGCAGCGGAAAGCTCTACAAATGCCTGCAGGCGCACACCTCGCAGGGGGACTGGAAACCGGAGGACAGCCCGTCGCTGTGGGTGGGCATCTCCGACCCGGCGGAGGAATGGCCGGAGTGGAGCCAGCCGGTGGGCAGCACAGATGCCTACGCCAAGGGCGCAAAGGTGAGCCACAACGGCAAACACTGGACGAGCGATGTGGACGCGAACGTGTGGGAGCCGGGTGCGTATGGATGGACGGAGGCGACGGCATGACGGAGACGGTCATTGTGGCTGTGCTGAGCATGATCGGCACCATGGCGGGGGCGTACTTCGCAAACAAGAAAAGCGCGGCGCTCATCGCCTACCGGCTGGAGGAGCTGGAGCAGAAAGTAGCGAAGTACAACGGTTTGGTGGAGCGCACCTACCATCTGGAAGAGGCGGCGGCGGTCTTCGAGGAAAAGCTGAAGGTGGCAAACCACCGCATTGACGATCTGGAGAGAGGGGCATGAAGGGCAGGCATCAGAGAAGACGGCCAAGTAAGACAACGACCACCAAGCGCATTGTGTGGGCGTGCCTTATCAACGGCATCGGCTGGGTGTGGTGCAGCTACGCCCTCGCCTTCCTCGGCAGGACGGAGATTGCGGAAAGCCTGAGCCGGACGGCGGTGACGGAGATCATCGGCGTGGTGCTGCTGTACTGCGTGAAGAGCCTGTTTGAAAAGCGGGAGAGCTTCGGCGGTATCGGCAGGAAGGAAGAACAGGTAACGGACTTATGAAAGGAGCAAGACCATGACAAACATCACCATCATCATTGAGGCGGCATTCGCCCTCATCGCGGCGGTCATCACCGCTATTGTCATTCCGTACATCAAGAGCAAGACCACGGCGCAGCAGCAGGCAGAGATCAACGCATGGGTGAAGATCGCTGTGAGCGCTGCAGAACAGATCTATAACGGCAGCGGGCGCGGCGAGGAGAAGAAAGCCTATGTGCTGAACTGGCTGGCGGAGCACGGCATCACGCTGGACGAGGCGCGTATTGATGCACTGATCGAAGCGGCGGTATATGAGCTGAAGCACGGTATGCTGACGGAGGAGAACCATGGGAAACAGTAAGCTGGTGTGCTACACCAAGCTCAGTCCGTACACCTACGGCAAGCGAAACCATGCAATCGACACTATCAGCATCCACTGCATGGCGGGGAACCTGAGCGTGGAGAGCTGCGGGCAGATGTTCCAGACGAGCAAATCCAGCAGCAACTACGGCATCGGCAGCGACGGGCGCATCGGCATGTACGTTGAGGAAGGATACGCGAGCTGGTGCACATCCAACAGGAGCAACGACAACCGCGCTGTGACCATCGAGGTGGCCAACTGCGCGAAGGGCGAGCCGTGGCCGATCACGGAAAAGGCATACAAGAGCCTCATCGAGCTGCTGGTGGACATCTGCAAGCGGAATCACATCCCTGAACTGCGGTGGAAGGGAGATCAAAACCTCGTAGGTCAGGTGGATAAGCAGAACATGACGGTGCACCGCTGGTTTGCCAATAAGAGCTGCCCAGGCAACTGGCTGTACGAGCATCACGGGCAGATCGCAAAGGAAGTAAACGAAAGACTGGAGGAAGAAAACATGGTGAGATACGAACGGCTGCGGGACATCAAGAACAAGGAGTTCCACGACATCATCGAAAAGCTGATGGATGCAAACATCCTCGGCGGCGACGGCAGCGACCCGACGGGCAACGAGGACATCATCGACCTGAGCCATGACATGGTGCGTACTCTTGTACTGGAGTATCGCGGCGGGGCGTTTGACCGCAAGCTGAAGGCTGTGGGCATGGAGCCTGCGGTGAAGGACTAAGAGAGCGGCGGAGGCCGGTGCATTCCGCCGGTCTCCGCCTTCTGCGCGAAAGGAGGCATGAAAGATGCCATCAAACCTGCTGACGGCAGACACCACTTTCCCGACGCTGACGCAGGAGCAGAGCACGGACGAGAAGTTTGAGAAGATCACAAGCTATCTCTACATGCTGCTGGAGCAGCTGCGCTACAGCATGGGAAACCTTGACAAAGAGAACTTCAACGACGCGGGGCTGGAGGAGATCGCAAACATCATCACGGAGCCGGTGTATGTGCAGCTGAAGGATGACGAGGCAAATATCGCGGCGCTGACAGTGACGGCGGCGGGACTGGGCGCACGGCTGAGCGACGCGGAGGGAAACATCACGCAGCTCACCGCCACCACCACAAGCCTGACAAGCCGCATCAGCAGCGCAGAGGGCAGCATCTCCACCCTGCAGCAGACGGCCACAAGCCTGACAAGCCGCATCTCGGACGCAGAGGGGAACATCTCTTCCCTGACGCAGACGGTGAACGGCATGACGCTGAGCGTGACCAACGGCTCATCCAGCTCCACCATTCGGCTTTTGGCCAACGGCGTGCAGCTGAGCAGCCAGTCCATCAGCTTCTCCGGCATGGTGAGCTTCACAGACCTGTCCACCAGCGGCTGGACGACCATCAACGGGGACAACATCACCACGGGCACCATCGAGGCCATTGACATCTACGGCTGCACCATCGAGGGCAGCACCTTCAAAAGCGTACTGAAAGCCAACGGAACCGTGGGCGGCGAGATCGAGTTCTGCTACCTGAACACCAACTATGTGGCGGGCGGCATCCGACTGGACGATCAGGGCGCGGGCACGGAGTACGAGCGCACATACCGCATGTTCATCTACACCAACTATGTGCAGGGCGTGGGCTTTGCCATGAAGCTGCAGAGTGCC